AATATATGGATTTGTCTTATATTTCTAAAATCTACACCTTCACCGGCTGCGCGTGATATTATAACCACCTTAATTTCCTCGCCATTTTTATTACTATCACCATTTAATCTCATTAAGTCTTTCACATTATTAGGAGAATATCTATCATCGCCTGTTAACATAACATAATGTCCTGTAAAATTCTTTTCGTCTACAGAGAACCTATATGGTTCTACGTCCTTTATTTCATCTTTATGGAATAAATTTTTTATTTTTTTACCAACTCTTCGTTTAAAACCCATTGCTTCAAGAGCAAGTGCAACTGGAACTGCACCACCGTCTATATATTGTGAATACACCATTATAATTCCTTCTGACTCTCTTACGGATTCGCATATTTTACTAATTTTTGAACTATGTTTTTTCAGGTTCTCTTTATCAAAGATACGATTTTCACTAATTCTATACTTAAAGTTATATTTACTCTTTTCTCCGTCAACCGTTTCTTCCTGTGAAGACATAACAGCCGAAATTCCTTTTTCACCCAACATTGAACGTATTAAAACCTTTTGTTCTTCTCTACCCAATGTAATGCTGTCATTTATCATTTCATCTATTCTTTCAATTGTACCATAAACAATATTTAAAACTTCTATTGGCATTTGCATCATAGCATATCCAAATGCTTTTGCATTTGCAATGTCCGGTTCAATTGCACGAATTAGAGCGTTATATGTTTTTTCTTGGATACTGTCGCTTTCTAATTTATTATAATGTAAAGGCATATGTTCTATTAAATCATATTCATCAGCCGATATAACTAGTCCGTTCATTTGTTTCTCTGGGCGAACAAATTGTTCTCCAACTTTTGCATTTAAACGAAGTGGAAATGTATATGGGTTCTCTCCCTTGACATATGAAATATATCCACGTAATTTCTTCACTAATTTTTCTTTACCGTCTGGCTTAAAATCTCCATTTTTCTTAAAAACATCTATTTCTTTCAACTCGGAATTGCGTTTATCATTAGAATTGAGTAAATTTGCTATCCATAGTATCTCACTATGGTGATTATACATAGGTGTTCCAGAAAGTAATAATAATTTCAGGTTCTCTGAATACTGTGTTATATCCTTAAGTTGTTGGTAAATCTCACGATTTCCATTATCTTCAGAATCCCTTATATTATGAGCTTCGTCTATTATTATAAGACGATCATTGAATATTTCTTTAATGCGTTGTATTTTATACTTTTTTTTTGATGACTCTGAAGCATATAGGCGCATATATTTTGTCTCCTCCTTTATAAGATTTCCAAATTTTGTATATCCATAAAAAATGTAATATTTTGATATTAATTGTTTTATGTTCTCTATTATTTTTTCTTGAGACATTGTTTTTACTTCAGTGGGATTAATTTCGTTTAATAATGAATTACCCAAACAACCTGATAAATTCCATACACCATTTATTTGTTTTAATTTAGATTCGTCAAATAATTGAGTTTTAAAATTATCTTGTACGTTTGGAGATGCTATTACAATGATTTTTTTTATTTTTTTACCTTTGCCTGAACCAATTTGTTTGACATAGTCACGCATTTCTTCTGCTATTCCTATTGCACTGCAAGTTTTACCAGTACCAAGGCCATGATATAAAAATAATCCATTATAAGGTGTATGTTGAGAAAGAAAATTTTTTACAAAGATTTGATGAGGGCTCAGTTGAAATTCGCTACTACATACTTCATTCTGTAATTCCTCTAATGTATTTTCGTTAACATTTTCAACTGAATACGAATCATTAAATTCTTGATGTTCTAATAATTTTTCATTGAATTTTTCATCATCTAATTCGGGATAAAGAAAGGAATTCCCTGTATCGATTTTTTCTACTACATCATCGTCATCGTCATCGTCATCGTCATCCTTCTCTTGAATCTTTTCTTCGTCATTCTCTTTTTTTGCTCGATTATAAATAATGACACGTTTAATTTTTGGTACTTGTTCTTCAACTTGTTCTTCAACTTGTTCTTCAACTTGTTCTTCAACTTGTTCTACCATTTTTGACATTTGATTGTTGCGTTTAATTACAATATCATTGTCATATTTCAATTCGTTCCTATCTTTATCATAAGACAATCTATTGATATTATCTTTGGTAAATGGATCATTGGTAATTGAATTATTAAATGTGACAGGTGGATTTTTACTATTGTCTTGTCGTTTTTTATTATATTCAAGTAACATCTTTATTAAAAATTCATTTGCGGTTTTTTCTTCTATTTCTTTTATATATCTTTCGTTAAAAAAGTTAAGATTTAAATTGTCTTTATTGGCAAAGACAAAAAATAATTCATTTAAAAAATGCGGTTGAACTCTACTGTTGGTAATTTCATTTAATTTTTTAAATTTGTTAGACTTATAAGCACTTATAACATAATGTGTCTCGTTATTTATAGGGCATAATTGATTTATGAGATTTTCATTAATATTATTGTCTAATGGAACTTCTTGTCTTTCATCATCATTATCTTCTTCATTATTTTCTACATCATTATTATTTTCTTCATTTTCTGGTGGTTGAATTTTAGTTTTTTTAGTATTTTTTTTTACACTAATGGCATTATCCAATGGTTTATTTGCCTTCTGTAATTCATCAAATGTCTCTTTCTTAATAAATTTTATTTTATTTTTTGTTTTTATTTCATTTTTAATAAATATTTTTATATCATCGTCTTCAATGTCATTATAATTGCCTACTATGAGAAGGTCCTGGCTGTCCTCTATTTTTTTTTCACCTTTTTTTGTACTTTTCCAGTCTAAAATTCCTTGCATAAAATCTGTCATTTCTTTGGAAGAAATTTTATGCTTGGTTATTGCTTTGTTTATATGTTCAACTCTAATGCGGCGCTCACCCGATACAGCAATCTTTGATATCTGTCTTAACTTACCACTAGCAATAATATTATCGATTTTTAAGTTATCCTCCAATTGAGGTTTTTCTATATAAATAATGTCCTGATCGCTCATTTTACTTATTGTATATTATAATATGATATAATATACAAATTTATAACCTATATAGCATCATTTGATTTAAACAAACGTCTACCTTACTTATGATGTCTTTTTTTTCTAAATTGTAACTTCTTATTTTACTTAAGCAAGTATCTAAGGAACACCATTCCATTTTACTCACTTCAGATTTTTGAAAAGAACTGGTATCTTTCGTTTCAGATTGTTTCATATACATTAAAAAATATTTATGTTTATACGATTTATAATTAGATCCTGTAAATGTTTCCTCAAATGGTATGACATTTACTAATGGTTCAATACTATTCTCATTATATCCACTTTCTTCACAAAACTCACGCACGGCACAATCATAATCTTTTTCTTGATAATTGCGTCGCCCTTTTGGAAACCCCCACTCTGGTTCATTCCATACTTCATCTACTTCACTCAATAGGTCTTTCAATGTAAACTCCATTTTCAGTGATCCATGCTTTAACATATTGAATTTATCCTTTGATGAAGTCTCTTCCATTTTATACTTATTATTATAACCTTCATCACCCCATATTTTCTTCCAAAGCTCGTCAAAATCTTTTACTATAATATTACTCCTTTCTTCATTAGTCATCTGTTTTAGCATGTTCTTAATATACTCTCGATCGTTTATTTGGTATTTGCCTCTCATAAAATCTATATAACCCAGTGTTTCTTTACGCCTTATCATTAAATATTCCAAACTACCATTATTATTGCGGAAAGCAATAACTCCCAAACTTGTTATAGGCATTTTACAACTGTGAAATAAATGTCCTATTTTGCCACAATTGTTACAGTAATTATTGTTTTTTTTACTCATCTTGCGATTAACCTTTATGAATATAATGAGATAGTTTTATATACTTTTAAAATGAAGTTTGATCCAGCAGTCTGGGGACCACATTATTGGTTCTTTTTACACACTATAGCTGAGATATACCCAAATGCTCCTGATAAAAGTACTAAACGAAAATATTATGATTTATTTACTAATATGCATATATTTCTACCAGTAGGAACTATGAGTGATAGATTTAGTAAGTTGATACAAAAGTACCCTATTACACCATATTTAGATAATCGGGAATCATTAGTCAGATGGGTCCATTTCATACATAATAAAGTAAATGCAGATATTGGTAAAGAAGAAATAACACTACTAGAAGCAATCGATCGTTATCAAGCACATTATAAAGCTCCACCTATAATTATAATGGAAAAACTTAATATTAAGAAACATCATATATATATTTCCTTATCTTTACTGTGCCTTATATTAATATATATATATTCACGAGAGTCATAATATATGCTGACTATATATATTATGCGATTTGAAATCGTTATATTTCTAATAGTTGGCTTTATAATAGCAAATATATATACTGACGGTAAATATATACAAATTGTTTTATCGTGGAAAAAATATTTTCAAATGCTGGGTGTTGCATTTATAGGTTACATGTTTTGCTGGCTCTTTCGTAAAAATCCAGAACGAGCAAAAACTATGATAGTCGCATCCAATGAATATTTAAAGTATTTACCCGTTGATAAAGATACAACTAGTTTCATTTCACCCATTTTAGACTTTACTAGTAAATATGATTTTTCAAGAGGAGGGAATAATACAACTATGAATAATAATATTAATATGATAAAATCACAAGGTTCTCAACAGTAT